TGAATAGCTGTGCTGTGTACTTGTTTAACCATCGGTATCGCTCGGCATCAGCTTTGTAACTTCTTAATATCCTTGCGACTGTACTCATCTCTTCGTGCGTCAGGTTGTCACCAAGCTCTAGTGTTCGTAGTAGCGACTCTAAGTTTCTGTCGTTCATCTCTGTTCCTTTATCCAAGTACTTACTGCGTTAGATAACATCTTTACCTCTACCTGCATGTTGATGCAATGCTCCATTGCTTGTTTATAGTCATTGTGGGCTAAGGCTTCTTGTGCTAGCTTCATCTCCTTTTTAAGTTCAAGTTGATACGACACATACTCAACTGTTTTAGCATTCTCCATACGACTTACCTGCTCCTGATTCACAATTTAATGGTAGGGTCTGCGCCCATGTGGGACGCCATCTCATGCACTGCTCGATGTACTCCTGACCTTCTTTAACATCAGCCTCTGGTACAAGTGCCGCTACTGCGTCATGTACTGTCAACACAGCACGGTACTTATTGCCGATTTTTAACATCTGTTCAGCGATTACGCACCGGGCTAGGGCTTGGCAAATGTTCTCTACAATTTTGCCGCCATACAACTTGACAGGGCCTTTGCGGGTCTGGTATTCGTACTGCCTGTTGCCTTGTGGGTCAGTGACTTCTTTCAACCCCTCGTAGCGTTGCCATAGACCGCTTGGTAACTTAAAGCCCTTGTTCTCAGCACTGAACTCTAGTACACCTTTGCGCCCCAAGGTCGCATGATTGCCCGCAATGATTGCTTCAAGACACCGATGCGCTTCTTTCCACAACGACGGAATTTTAGGGTAGGTTGATCGGTAGATCGTAATGATCCTCTGGCACTCAACCTCGTCAACATCCACGCCAAAACCCTTGAGCTGTGCTTGGAACTTCTTGGCGCCCATACCATAACCCGCCCCGAGGATAGTCGTCTTACCAACAAACCGTTCATCCTTAGTAATCTCTGAAACTGCCTTTCCATATATCGCTGATGCCATAATCTTGTATACATCTTCCCCCCTTGTAAACGCATCAACCAAGTCGTCTTGCCCCGATAGCCATGCAACTGTGCGAGCCTCGATCTGTGAAGAGTCAGCATCCACCAGCACCCACCCGTCTGGCGCTTTGATGGATAGCTTGAGCTTGTTAGCGTTAGCCCCACGACTAGGTAAGTTCTGTAGATTGATCTTGTCGTCCCCACCCCAACGCCCTGTATGAGCTGCGTAGTATTTGATTGGAACGGGAAGTCTCCCACGCTTGGCTATGTCGATGAACCGTTGCGTGCGTGTTTCTTCCAAAGTTGTTTTGTTACCAAGGCGAGCCGCAATCAAAGCCTGAACTCGCGGGTCGGGATGTGAAGCCAGTTCCTTAAACTCCTCGTCCGTCTTAGCAAATGCCCATGCGGTCTTGCCTGTGCGTACACTGATCTTAGTAGGCGGGTCTACCTTTAACATCTTAAGTAGCGCAGCAAACTTATCGTTCGACATGAGTGTGTCTTTGTCTGCTGCCGCAGCTTCGAGTAGTGCCTCCTTCTTGTTCTTAACATCTTCCAAATGCTGCTCAAGCAGGGGCAGGTCTAGCTCCAGAGTTGGTTCGATAAACATGCGTAGGGTTTTGTCGATAACCTTTAGCTCTTGCTTGGGGAAGTCCTGCATGAATATAGTAAACAGTTGGTAGGTTAGATCGACATCGTTCTTGCAGTACTTTGCATACTGTTCCATCTGTTCGAGCGTGAAGTTAGAGCGGCGTAGACCCTTAGACCACTTTGTATCGTCACCCTTTACACCGATGTTGTAACGCTCAGTCAGTTTAGCTAGTGAGCCACCTGCCTCCACACCATGAATAGCGCGAGCCATGCACAGCGTATCGAGCCACACCTTAGCCTTCACCTTAAACAACCACGACAAGATAGCCCCATCGAACTGCATGTTGTGTGCCAGTACAAACGAGTTAGCCCAATCGAACTGCTCAAGCCAAGATTTAGTCTGTTCAAAGTCTCCAGTGAACCAACGGGTCTTCTCATCGTTGACCTTAACAGCTACGCCCACTACCTCAAAGTTATCGTCCCGCACATACTCTTCAGTCGTCATCTTAGTAAGCGAGAAGTCAACACTGAAGTACGTTTCAAAATCTACAGTGATGATGTTCAATTTAAAGTCCTTGTTTTCGTAAGGTTTTGGCATAGTCCGTAAGGGACATACCTATCTTCTGTGCAAAAGCTATCTGCGTTGCAGTTAAAGATACAGTTGCCAACGCCGCCGCATCCGTCCACCCAACAGCATACCTATCAGACGCTTTGTATTTCACAGTTGGCTTGTCCTCATCCTCGTCTTCCATCAGTGTCTTTAAAACTTCTTCGGAAAATCGGTCTATGAGAATCTCTCGCAGCTTAGCGCTGTATGCCTTCTGCTCCTCTTCGGTGAACATAGGCCAATCACTTTCTACTAGGTGCCTCCACTTGTGCTTGTCCACAAACTCCTCGGGGTTTGTTTCCATCCTTGCTAGTATCAGTTTTAGTCCGTTGTTCATACTCTTCTGCCTCTCTTAGTCTATTACCAAACAAAGTGCGTAGTTGTTCTTCTAGCGTTGCCTTCACAGTATCCCTCCTAGGTACTCCTCAAGTGCATCGAATTTAGTGCCTTTGACTACAAACTTAACTCGTGCGTCCTCTTCACTCAACTGCAACTTAATTAGTTTCAGGTCTACTAAGTCCTTGGTAAGCCGATAGTGAATACTTGCAGGGGATGCAACGGTCTTACCAAACTTCAAGGTCAGGTCAGTCACCCGCACTTCTCGACCCTCGTCCCACTTAGCGCTCATGACACCAAGAATCTGAATGTCGATGTCGTCAAGACTAAACTTGTGTTTAACTATGTCGATAGTGTTAGCCAACTGTGTGATGTTACTCATAGCTTATTCCTCAGTGATACATAATATTTATAGGGTTTGGTGTCTACATCACTCAACTCCACTAACCCATCGTTATATAGTTCTTTCAACAGTCTTTGCGCTGTGTAGTAACCGACCTTCATAGTTCTAGCAACTTCTTTGATAGTGCATGCAGGGCGTCCTCGCAGGTAGCGAACCACCGCCGCTTGACGCACACGCTTGGGTTCAACTGTCTTGCTCATCACATCGTTCAATTAATGCGGCGTACCCACAGATATCTACTACTGAGTCTCTATGAGTTGGGTCATTAGCAAGGCGGGCGCATTTCAACAGCACCATCATCACTGATACATCCTGTGGGGTTAGTCCTAGCTCACTGACTACTTCTGCCCTAGACGATAGATACGCTTGCCACATAACAGCAATTGCCCATAAGTTCTTCGACGGATGTCCATAAGTCTTTTCCCTGTCGCCATAGATAATCTCTTTGGCTTCGTCCAGTACCGATTTATTTTCCATGTTTAATTTCCATAATCTTTATGATTGCAGTAAGGCTAGCTACATTGTCTTCGTTAATGACTAGAGCTACGCCCCCACTTTCTTTAATTGCTGCTAAGTTCTTATCTTGTAGCGCAGTGGTCACGCCCTTACCCGCCTTGCACTCGATGCCTACGAACCTACCGTTTAAGCAAGCCACAAGGTCAGGCACTCCAGAGCGTCCGTATCCACCCGTAACTGGAGAGAAGTAATACGCCCCCAATTCCTTTAACTGCTTAATAACTAGAGCTTTAACTTTAGCTTCCGGAGTTTGTGCCATGACTGCCTCACATGCAGGACAAAGGTTTGAACGGCCCTTCTACAGTCGTGTCCCAACAGCAAACACTTCCGTCAGAGTTACGCACGCACTTAGTAGCTGCGAATGATGGGCTGATAAATAATGTCAGACATGATGCGATAAGTAACTTCTTCATGTAGTACTCCTTGGTTTACGCTTCGGTTTAATTGCGGTGATACCTTCTTCGGGTACAGGTTCGGGATCATCTTCTACATAGTCCTCATCGTTTTTACCGTAAGGGTCTGGGTCATGTTTACGTTTAATCATGTTATCCGCTAGAGCATAGGCATCGTATTCAATAGCAAGGTTATAGCCCTCACGCATAACTAACCCCATCAAAGCCAGCCCCGCAAAGAAATCCCTCAAGTCTTCGTCATTCATGGTTTTCCAATTTACTTTCTAAGTATTTAATGATTGCAAGTTGATCTAGCACCTGTACCTTTAACCCGTGAATTTGTTTGTTAAGACTAACTATTTCCGATTCCTTAGTATGTGTGTATACGGGTTGTGATGGAGTAGGTACGGGTTGTGGAGCATCAAAATCCATCTCTAGCTGCTTGAGTGGCGTAGTCTGCTTGCGTGGTACGTTCTTAAAGTAGTACCTGCATTTCTTGCGCCCTAATACACCGGATCTGTACAACTTGCTCAGTACATTGGATACCCCACGAGCCTCTTTACCTAACAGCTCACTGATATCACTAGGTTTATTGTAGGGGTTAGCAATTACTGTGTTGATGACTGCTTTCATTAACGCTCCGCGTGGTGTTCCCATGATCTGATTCCTTTATAAGTTGTGTCCATTCGGACGGAGTTACTTCTATGTAAAAAACATTAGTTATTACTTGGCGTCCTACGCCTTTGATATCAACGCTTGTACCCGATACTTTGAGTACTGATATCTTCGGTGCAAGTGTCTGCGGTATGTACCCAAACCATATCTGCGTAGGCTTAGAGAACTTCAAACCACCCGTACACTGCACACTGATACCCATACTCGTTTCGTTTATTGCCACTCGTATTTTATTTATCTCATTCACTCTTTCTCCTAGTATTATTATTCGGATTGATATGAGTATAAGTTCTAGTATTAATGATGTCAAACGGTATCTTCGTACAGCCAATAGGTTCTTACATCAGCCTTGTACCCAACCTCGGGGATGAAGTGCTTGTCACCCATTATGCGTAGCAACGACACCTTACTGCGGTATCCCTCGGGTAGTAAGTCAAAGTCCT